ATTTGAACGCTAACAACTTTTTTCGTATGTATAGGTCTAGGTAAAAATGAATAATGATCAGCAACAAATATTTTTTGACTGTTGTACTCCCTGGCATGAGAAGCGCCGGCACTATTAAATGGAAGTGTTTCAGAAGCAACACCCGCTAATGTATTGCAAACAAACTCTAAAAAATTGCCGTGAGCACCGCCCTGGAAATCAATTGCAATCATACGTCAGCCAATGCTACTACCACTGCTAGTTTTTCTTCTGCTTCTTTGAGCGTTGCCAATGCGTCAGCAACTGCTGGATGCTTTTCTGCTAGCGCCAACATCCGCTTTTCTTGTTCCATTTTACGGCGTACCCACTCAATGGCTTCCATGGTTAAATTGTCTAATTCAATCTGCGGGAAACTGCTAGGGATAGTTACCCAGATACTACCATCATACACTTCAAAGTTGCTACCGTTGTAGCGTGTCATACCTGCACTAGGTGCGCCCATATTAATATAAGGGCTGCTATAACTGCCGCCTGCAATATGTATTCCGTGTCCGCTTGTAATACCGTTGATCATTTTACCATCCTGCTTGTTTTAATATGTCTCGAGCATATTCAATATCTTCCAGGGCATCGGCAAACTTACGTTGCCAAACATCACTATTAATGTAAGGCCATACTATTTGCAACTGCTCTGAATTAAGTTGGCTCAACCATTGCTGCCCCGACTCTGAATTGTAAATTACCCAAGGACTAATACGTCCAGTGGTAATAGCATAGCAAGTAGCATTGGTGCTGCCATACCGCAAACAATCTTGTGCTCGAGCATTGTTCTTTTCTGCCCAGTCCATGCTGTATTCTACACTGCGAGCCAGTGCATCTGCGACCGATTCGGCTTGCAAATAGTAAATGAGATATTCAGTGTAGACCCGATCACTGCACCATTGATCGATTTTCTTTTGCTGTTTCAACAACCAATCAATCATGCGAGCAGGATTGACTACATGTGTGTCTACACAATAACGACCGAACTTGACAAATGCTCGATAGTAAGGTGATGCCGCAAAGTCATCAAATGTACGAGCCTTGCTACTCTTATTCATTAATGTATAGAATTGCAAGTATGCTTGCAATCCAATTTGTACACCACGTTCATGTTGTTCAGCACGCCTGCGCTTGGGCTCGCACATGTGTGCTACAATGGTAGATTCGCGGGCAAATGTTTTGCCACAGAACTCACACTGATAGGACATATTATTTTCGGTCTTCGCCAGCGGACTTAAAGTAAGCATCAATTTCCTTTTGCGACACTAACTTCATCATTACGTCAATTTCGTCGTCTTTGTAAGTGGGATAAATTTCTTGCAGTGCTTTGCGTTTTGCACTGTCCCCGGCTACTTTCTTTTTAGGAGCAATCCAAGGATGACGAGGTGTGCCCATATCTGGACTCACTGTTGTGGCCAGCAACCACTGCAACTTTTTATGTGCAGAAGTGCTTACAGCAAAAAAGTGTTTGTTCAAACGCTCATTGGTAGCAATTACATAAAACTCTTGCAGGTCTCTACTACCTTCAACCGAACTGCCCCAACGGATCATAAGATACGGGCTAAACTTTTTCTTTTCACTTTCGTCTAACTCATCATAGAATCGTCGATTCTTGCGATCAAACTGTCGCATTTCGTTGTTGATGTTTAGTTTGTCACTCATGATTTTTCTTTAGATTATACAGCACAAACAACTGCTCTAGCAACTCTCTCATGGCCGGGTCAGACTCACACATTAACAGCACTTGGTTTATTTCGTTGCGAATCATTTCAACTTCGGGACTAAGATCAGTGGCGTACCCTACTAATTTGCGTTCACTTTTACCAAACTCGCGAGCAAATACCGAGCCTGCTACACGTTCGTAAATCAAAGTTGCACCCGGTGTAAGTGATCCCATATTAGCCGCCCTTGTTAGTTAGATCAGGTTTGGCGTAGAAGTATCCGTACTGTTGATAGATCCATTCAACGAACTTATATACTTCGTCTGCTTGAAAGTCTCTATGTGCACGTTGTTCGTTATACATTTGACTTAGACGATGTAGGTCTTGAATCCATTCGTGTTCTGTTTTCATATTACCATGCCTTATTGTAGTCAACAATCTCGCAATTGCGGCTAATGTCTTTAACAAAGTAAACACATGCAGGTTTTGCGCTATCATCTAGCGGCACTGCGAGCATTTGTCCATTTTTAAGTTTAGGAGCATACCAAGTTACTTCTTGATATACATCTACAATTTCAATATCAGGGAAACTAGGTCTAAAACTGCTCAAAGGATTAAACTCAAATGCTTTAAATCCTCGGTCATTTATTGATGTTAGCGGCAGCATTTCGAGATCACCTAGATCAGGTTCTCCAATTAGAATTTGCCAGTCCATTGGCATTCTAATTTTATGATTACCAATTCTTAGTACCAATGCAGGTGCTGTAAAACTTTCTAAAAAGATAAGTGGAATGTAATGATAATCAGGGTCTGCAGGAGTAGAGTTATCTAGAATAGCAAACCGCATATCATCTACTTCTTCAGGTAAATGATCAAGATCGAAACTGTAATTGTCTAAGGTTAAAATACGCATGTATGTATATTAAACGATTATACTAGTAAAGTCAACCTTAAGCCAACTTCATCCAGTCCAACTTTTCCGCAGTAAAGGGATAGTTGGCTTCTTTATAGTAGGCTTTACGCTTGGTTAAATGTCTTTTGGCGAACTTGCACGTCGAGGTAACATCCCAGATTTGGACAAAGTCCTTATCCTCTGCCTTACGGATTCCCCGTCCAATAGATTGTATAACCCTAACAAAGCTCTTTCCGGGCTCAAGAAGAACCAAATTAAAAATCCTTGGAATATTAATACCCACAGCGGCCACACCATAAGTCGCCACAATAATCTTGTCGCTAGATTCTGCAACTTCATCGTACTCATTTTGCCTGTCCTTGGATTTAGTAGCGCCCGAAACGAATACTGCTCTATCACCAAGCCGCTCTACAAGTGCATGCCCGGCTGCAACACGGTCTACCAATACCAGTGTGTTACCAGTTTCGTTTACCTCTTTAATTAGTCCTGCAATAGTATCCAGTCTACCTTTTTCCTCTAACAAGTACTTGAGTTCGCTCTGATAGTCTTTAAACTCTACTTGGTCTAGCAACTGTACAATGTTAACGTGACACTGCGCTAGTACACCCTGCTGTTGCAATTCATTGGCGCTGAGTCTAGACACTACCGGTCCGAGACTAACAAGAAGCGATTGACTTTCAAACTTTTCTTTTGGCACAGTACCAGTTAACCCCCACCGAATTGGCACTCGTGACATGATGCCAGTGAGCAGTGTTTTAAGTGCGTCTGCCTTGGCCATGTGCACTTCATCAACAATAACGCACACTACCCCCTCAATAAAATCTTGAATGGTTACTTCTGCTACACCGTTTTTAGTGTTCTTCATTAAGACATTAAGGCTCTGCCAGGTACAAATTGTATGTGTCTTGTTAAATTCTTTACGATCACCAAAGTAAACACCAACATCAAGACCGAGATTAATGTAGTCTTTTTCTGTTTGACGTACAAGGTCTTTATTAGGTACAATAACAATACTGCGACCGTATTGTTGCACATTCCAACTTAGTGCCGCTGTCATGATTGTTTTACCAGCACCTGTAGCAACTTCTTGAATACACTGTGGATTGTTCAGGTAGTTGTTAACAATTTCTACCTGATAATCCCTTAACATAATAGGCTGTCCGACCATTGGGTGCCCTTTAGGCCATGTAGTGTTAGCAAACGTATCTTCGCGCATGGCGTTAAACGTAAAGGCCGTTTGATAATCCCGTTGATCATCTAAGTCAATGTCGTAATTGTATTGCTCAAGTATAGGAATAATTTCAGGTAGCAAGTTTGTATAAGTGCTGCCACCTAACTGAAAGTACGAAACTTTTCCGTCCCAGCGTCCTAGTCTAACCGCTGGCAAATAACGTGCATAGGGAATATCGTATTTGAATGTGTTTACTAATTTTTTTCGAGCATCAAGATCCAAGCCTTCAATCTTAATGTTTACTTCATCTTTAATTACTATAGTTGCTGTTTTCATTTGAGTTCCACTGACACAATATTCTGCCGTGCTTGTATTTGTTTGATTAATTCTTCCTCTGTGCCCGACCATTCAATATCGGCAACAGGAAATCTGTAAGGCATTGATTGTACATTATACACATTTTCAATACCTCGAGCAAGAAAAAACTCACGGTGCTCTTGTATGTATTGGTCTAATTCTGGTAATTTTAGACCAATATCTTCGTTGTAAAAGACAACTTTAAAGTCGGCACTGTAAAAATCAAAAGGCTTAAATGCATCATCGCCAATATATTGATCTTGGTCGTGTGCTAAATCTTCAACTGTTTTACCAATTTCAACATAGTTAAGATATACAGTGCCCGATCGCCAAGACAGTTCTCCGTACGTTTGTTGCAACTCAGCAGACAAATGCTCTGTCTTTGGCATCCCATACCATGTACAAACAAAACGTGGCTTAATTCCTGCATTAACACTTTCACAACGATGTACAGCAAGATTTAATTCTGCTAGCGCACGTCGAACTGTCACTGGGGCATTGTTCCAATAATCGGTATTTTGCTGGTCTAGCAAACCGTGGTATTGTTCAAATATATTATGCAGATAATTTAAACAGTCTTGTGTCCAATCGAAGGGTCTATCAATAATAGGCCGATACGAATTAATTGTATCAATGCACTGCTGTATATAAATTTCTGCTCTTTGTTTTTCTTGTTCCGGACTATTAAATCCGTAGAATCTATCTGGGTGATCTAGAGGCCATTTATTGCGGCGCTCCATTAATTTAACCCATTGATCAGCAACGGGAGTATTTCTAATTTGAAATTTTAAACTCAGTGCATCTTCTTTAGTGCCAAGATTGATGATTAAATGCTGTGCCATACTTGCTTACAATTATATACTTACCGTTGCATAAAGTCAAAAAAACAGGTACCTTTTTAGGGGTACCTGTATAAAGCCTAGAGCCGGAGCCAACCGTTTAAATGCTCTAGGAAAACTTAAATCTGCTGTAACTGTTTGTACTTTTTAAAGCCGTGCGTTCTTCCTCGTTGATACGCTCGATTGCTGTCTTTAGTTCAGTGCCGCAAGTGCCTACGTATTGTACACCATCCTTCCAGTGAGCGTATTGCTCAATACCTTCACGAATACCTGCATAGGTGGATTTAATGCATTGTATTTGCAAATACTGATCTTGTTCAGGGGTAAAATTTTGTACCATTTTATTCGTTAAAAAATATAAGTTGCGGCTGTTGCGGCATTCCATGCACTGAGTACAATGCTGATCCACCCCATTGCTGGACGCCCATTTTCAAAATCTCGACGTGCCCACACTAGCATAAGCCAGGCAAAGAGTACATTAAGAAAAAACCAAATGCTCATTCTTTAACTCCGAAATGTTTCAAGATAGCAGATTCACCAGATTCAGCACCATTGGTTTTAGCATATTCGTCAAATGCAACATTGGCACATTCCCGAACAAGCAACTCGGCGAACTTAGCAACCTCGGTACCTATTAGCACGTCAGCAGATGTATATGCATCCTGGCTTGCCAGTGCCTCTTTGGTTCTGCAAGAACGATATAATTCTGTCAAACGTTGATTCATTCTTCAACTCCGAAATCAGTTTTCACAGAATGTTTGATATGTTCAACCATGGCCCTTGCTTCATCGCTCTGGAAAATCTCAGTGTGTGCGTCAACAATCGCCAATGTTCGTTGAACAATCAACTCGGCGAAT